ATATTTATTGCCATCTAAAAAAATTCTCAGAGTCCGTGATCGTGTTGCGTCTTGTTTGTTACAAGATTACTCACAATTAGGGCTTGTAGTTGTCAAAAATGCTACCAGCGAAGCTTTGAGCTTATCTGAACCAATTGCTTTACAAAATTATTATAACTTTTTGATGGAGCAACTTCATAGCTGGATTGATTGGATGAGCGATCAAACTAAGAGGGGCAAGGGCATCCTTGGAGAACCATTACGAGTAAAAGAATTGAAAGTCACGATTGCCGACCTTGAAGATAAACTCAATATTCCAAGGCAGTTAGGATCGGACGTATATGTTGAGATTGAAGAAGATAGAAAGCGTTTATTGGCCTTGAATAAAGGGAAACGCACTTCTGCCATGGGAGAGGCTTTCTTGGCGCCTCAGCCAATTGCATCTGTTGAACAAACAGCTAAGAAGCGTGGTCGGAAGGCAAAGAATGCTCAAGAACCATCCCCGACTCCCGATTTAAACAAAAAATATTTTTCGTCATCTAGTGCAGCTGTGGAGGAAACACCTTTTGTCAACCAGACTGCAGCTTAGGACAAGGGTCCGATATAATTTAGGGGAGTCAAACCCAAGCTCCGCTCCTAGGTATGATAATGCTTCGATCAATTCAAACCTAAACGAGGCCTACCAACAGTATCAATTGGAGTTAATTGAAAACGCACAGGGCGATTTTGCGACAAAGACTTTTATAAGTTTAGTCGCTAATCAAGATTTATACGCCCTGCCCTCTACGTGGGTGAAAACTAGAAAACTTTGGAAGATTGAAGCCGATGGGCGATATGAAATAGAACGCTCCGAACGACGTGATTGGCCGGTGTATAAAATCGATTCCATCAGTCGAAACAATCCTTTTACTTATCGATATCAAGACCGAAGCATTTTATTAGAGCCTGCCCCACTTAGCTCAGAATCAAACGCAATCTTACATGAGTATTACACCTTACAGTCAGACTTGACGGATGACTCCCACTCGCCGGTTGCTGGTTTTATTGAGCCTTGGCAGACGATGTTAGTTCTTTATGCCACGATTGCTGAATTGGAAGGGAAAGAAGCGATCGGATCAGTGGTTTCAATTGATACGTTTAGAGGCCGCCTTGAAAAAGCAGAAATGCGTTTTAGGGCCAGCATGGTTCATCGTTCTGAGGCAAATGATACAGTTTCACCCGACGATTTATAATCAAATAAGGGAATTTTATGGCAGCCGAAGCGGTTTACATACGAGCAATAGGTCAAATTGACGATCGGCCAGTGGATGGGCAAAAAAACGTCTCTACAGCGGGGACAGCCGTTTGTTTAGTTTCCGAATCCACTCCGTGCGCTGGTGTTATCATCCAAGCAAAACGCACAAACACAGGAAGAATTTATGTGGGCGGCGTAGCAGTGCCGAATAACGACACTGGAGGGGTCTATTTGGCCGCAGGGGACGTCCTCACAATTCAAGAATCCCAAAACCTGAATCAACATTATTTAAATTCAACAGTCGATAATGAAGGGGTTACCTATACATATTTCAGGACGGTACCTTAAATGAGAATCACTAGAACTGTAAGTAGTATAGGTGGCATTAGTGGTGGTGGAACGGCTGGGCAAATAGCGTTCTTTTCTGCCGCAACTGTACTTGCCAGCAGTGTGAATTTAGCTTGGGATAATACAAATCAGCTTTTTACCATTATCGGGCGCATTCGATCTTCGAAAGGTGCTAACGTAACTGCTGCCAACGATCTTACTCTGGGAAAAGATGGAAACTTCTTCACAATAACAGGCAATACACAAATCAATGGAATTGCTTCAGCAAGTTGGACGGCTGGGAACTCCATCACCTTGTTATTTTCAGGAACTCCAACTGTCAAGCATAACACTGCGGCTGGGGCTGGGTTCGCCTCTCTTTATTTAGCTGGGGGAGCTGATTTTTCTGCAACTGCGGATGATCTTTTAACTCTCGTTTACGATGGCACTCTTTGGCGTGAAACAGCAAGGACGGTGGTTTAATGGCTTCAACAGGGTATTACCTAAAAGGTGTCGATACTGTCATCGATGTAAGTTCATCGCAGACACTTCAAAACAAAACGCTCGATAACACAAATGCCATCACCATCAAAGATGCGAATTTAACCATCCAAGACGATGCTGACACGACAAAACAAGCCAAGTTTCAAGCATCCGGTATCACAACAGGGACCACTCGTACTTACACGGCCCCCAATGCCAGTGGCACGCTGGGTTTCATCATCGATTCCCAAGTTTTTACAGCCGACGGCACTTGGACAAAACCAAGTGGCGTAACTGCTACTTCGATGACGTATGTGAAGGTCCAAGCTGCCGGTGGGGGCGCTGGGTCTGGAAGGCGCGGTACTGCAGGAAATGCCTCGGGGGGTGGTGGAGCCGCCTCTGGTGGTGTCACTGAGGGGTGGTTTCGTACCGCAGATTTAGCGGCAACAATTGCAGCTACAGTCGGACCCGGCGGCGTTGGTGGAGCCGCGGTCACAACAAATGACACAAGTGGTAACGATGGTACTGACGGCGGGGATAGTTCTTTTGGAACTTACCTTTTGGCGGCTGGTGGTTATCACGGCAGTGGTGGGGATACTATTTCAGGGACTCCGGGCAATGCAAGCACGACGGGTTCGCAGTTTAACGGCTCAAATGGGGCCCTTGGAAGTACGGCAAACGGTATTGATTCGGTTGATGCACTTTACGGCGCTCCTAGTGGTGGTGCTGGAGGCGGTGGTATTAATGGTACCGGTGGCTCAGCAGGTAGAACAATCGGCTATAACAACAACGCTTTTACCAATGGGGGCACTGTAGCCGGACAGGTCGGCACCAATGGAACGTCTTTTCCTAGTTATGGGCCCGGAACTGGTGGCGGTGCTGGCGCTGGGTCGGATACTCCTGCCACGGTCAATGGTGGTGATGGTGGCAACGGTGGGAATTATGGCGGTGGTGGTGGCGGTGGTGGAGCAGCTGAAAACGGATTCAATTCTGGGAAAGGTGGGAATGGTGCTGGTGGGTATGTATTGGTTGTTACGTATCTTTAAAAAAAAACTTAAATAAAGAAAAATGGATTAAGTTTTAATTACCTATCCGTCTTAAGGAAACTGTGGGGATCAATCTTCAAACAATTGAATATTATTCTCTCGATGGTGGGATGAATGACAATGATGCGGACACCTCTTTAAACGAGAACGAATGGTCGTTTGTGAGAAACGCTGACAATCTGAGAGATGGGAGCATTGCTACTCGCTTAGGTTGCACGCGTCTTCATAAAACTCCAATTAACAGCAATGCCCAATTTCTTCTAGATTTCTACTATCAATTCGATGACGGGACAAATGATCGTTTAATCGTTTGTGGCGATAAGCTTTACAAATTCAACAACGCTGTTTTTACACTGATCGGGGCTGGCTTTTCAACTCAAAACTACTGGAGCGCTACCCAGCTAGGAAATAGAGTCATTCTCTGCAATGGTGTCGATGATAATCGGCAATGGGACGGGACGACTCTCAGCTTACAGTCAATTTATTCGGCGCCTCAAGATAACGCAGATACTTTCACGACAGCGGCTGGAGTTGGTGGAAAACTGCAGGTTGGTACTTTTCAATACGCTTACACCTACCGAAACCCTGTTACCTTAGAAGAATCTAACCCTGTTCAAATACTACTTTCAGGGCAAAATATCCCGTTGATTAAGCCTGCCACAACCACCGCAGTAAACAAGACAGTCACCCTTACAAATTTTATCCCCTCAGGGCTGACAGGTCTTGAAATTGTTATTTATCGTTCTACGTATAACTCGCTTTCGCCTCTTTATGAAATAGCAACCAAGCCAGATACTGCAGCCCTGTTTGTTGATGCTGGGATTCTAGATGGCACGCGAGAGCTCGAATATGATAACGATTTAGCTCCAAAAAGTGGAATGGTGGCCACGTTCCTCAACCGAACTTATTACGCCGTAGGCGACAAGCTTTACTATTCAAAACCATTTCTTCCGAGTTCAGTTCCTGTTGAAAACTTTTATCGAGTGGGCCGCGACGGGCAAGCCATTACATGTTTATTGACGATCGGCAACAACTCGCTCCTCATTGGGAAGACCCGTTCTAATTACATCTTGCCAGATGATCCAGCCTTTGGAGCCGTTCCACAGGCTTTCAATACCGTGCACGGGATTTTAAACAATCGATCGGCAACTGTTTTAGATAACAGCGTTTTCTTCATTGATCAGTCTATTCGCCCCTATGTCCTCGATCCTACAGAGTTAGCCAATCGAGAGCGCCGAGTACACTATATAGGAAGGCGTTTATCGAGTACCTTTGACTCGATCTCAAAAGACCCTGCAGCCATTAAGCATATCAAATGTGAAACAGTAACCATTGAGAACAGAAAACAATGGTTGGTTTCTATCCCGCTCACTTCCACAACTAAAACCGATGCTATTTGTGTTTTAGACCTAATGGCCCCCCCTAGCCCCGATCAAAATGAGTTAGGTTCTTGGTATGTTTGGACCAAACTGTCGGCAAGTACCTTGAAAGTATGGCCGGACACTGATGGAATTCCCAGACTGTATAGGGGGGATTTTAATGGTTTCATGTGGAGGCATTTCATTACCTACGGAGATGGAGCGCAGATCAATAGCACTTCCACAGGCTCAAACACCAACAGCACGTTAAACGACACAACCCAAACGTGGACCGCAAACGATTTCATCGGTGTTGATGTGTTGATCACCGAAGGGCTTGGAAAAGGTCAGCGGAGTACAATCACATCTAACACGGGGACTCAGCTTGTTGTAAGCCCTGCTTGGGTCACTGTGCCCAATGCAACCTCTCAGTACTCTATAGGTGGGATTGACTTTCAAGTCTTCACTAATTGGAAGAGGTTTTTAAGTCACGACGACGTCAAGCGGCTTTGGTTTTTGTGGTTCAATTTTTCGAAGTCGGGAAGTTACGCGGCAAAATTGTACATCCAAAAAGACTTCGATACTTCGCTTCTGAACGCGCTCACGCTCACCATTCTAACATCTATCACTAACAGTCTTTGGGGTTATTTGATTTGGGGTCAAGGGCTATGGGGCGGACTTACCTCAGTACGTGAGAAGATTCAAACTGACCTGTATTTTAATCATTTACGATTAGGAATTATTAACCAGAACGCTGGGCAACCGATTGTTTTAAACGGGTTTAGCATCAGTGCCCAAGGGAAAGGGTTATTTCAGCCATGAGCTATAAAATTGGTCACTGTTGTACTTGCGGAGTTCAAACTTGGATTACTGATGCGCTTGGAAGGCTCGTACATCCTCTGAATCATTTGAGAGAAGGATATTTAATTTTCAAAACTGAGTTGGGAGAAACGTGTTTTAGACTCCCAACTTGCTCGGAGTGTGAAGTTAAAATGGAAGAAAATCAACTTAAAACAGCACTTCAAAATCTTTTAGATGTTGGTGAAGTAAGAAAATTCTCAAAAATGATCCCCGATAGGTACGAAAGTTTCAAGCAGCACTGGGCAGCAAGAGGAATCGATGTTGCAGCTATTTGGGAAAAAGCTCCTAGCGTGGAGGCAAATTAATCATGTCTGATTTTCGAGCGGTTCTTCCTTATAATTATGTGAACGGTACCATCGCAGACGCAAACGAAGTCAATGCGAATGAGCACGAGCTCAGAGATAAGTACAATAGCTCACTGAGTGGAACAGCTGGGCACACACACTCTGGCGTTGATGGAGACGGTACAAAGATCACCTCTTCAGGTATCGATTCTGCGAATTTTAAAGAGTTGGTTCCGTTGGGTTCGATTGTCCCAATTTATGACTTTAATGGTCTTTTGACGTTTGACACGGCTTATTGGGCTTACTGCAACGGGCAGACTAAAACGATCACAGGGATTGGAGCACAAACGCTCCCCGACCTGTCTAACAGGTATTTGGTTGGATTTGGGACAGAAGGCGGCGCGGATATTGGGGCGGCGGCATGGGCGACGGCTATCGTAGGAAACGCTTCGCATCAAATCAATTTGGCTCATGCTCATACGGTGACCGCGCACACGCATGATCTTCAAAACCATACCCACAACGTCCCCGCGCACTACCACGGCAAAGGTACGTTAGCAATCGGCACGAGTGGAAGTCATTCGCATACATATACTTGGAGAGATGCCTCGTCAGGCTCAGGGACAGCCAGCCCTGCTGGGAATAATGATCTGGGTGGCCCAGCTAGTAATAGCACTTCTTCCGACTCCCACACCCACCCTAACGCAGATTTC